CGGATACATGATATAGGCGACCAAGCCGACGATCGCGCCAGGGAGGCCAGCAAGCGGGGCCAGACGGGCATCTGGACGCGGTACAGGGAACAGGTGATCAAGGTCGCCATGATCACGGCGATCGCGAAGAATCCGATCGCTCCAGAAATCGAGCATGATGACCTCGATATGGCGGAAGCGATCGTGACCTATGCCTGTGAATTCGTGGTGCAGCTGGCTGACGAGCATATCTCAGACAGCAAAGCGGAGAAGGATGTGAAATATGTCCTTGGTTATTTAAGACGGGCAGAAGGCTGGGTAGCTAAAAGCCAAATGGCGAGCGATCTGCGTAAGTTGCCGGCACGGCAACGGAATGAAATCCTCAACGATTTGGTCACGGTGCAAGAAACAGTCGAGATACGAATAGACAAAAACGAAAGTCGTGGTCGCCCCATGGTCTACTATCGTTTAGTCATTTGACAAACTATCCACAGGCAGGGGGTATTTCTTTGTATTTCTTTGTAATTCTTTGTAGGCCAAATTTACAAAGAATTCCGGCCAAAAAATATAATAAAAACATATATTTAATATATATATGTATATTTCTTTGTATTCTTTGTACCATAGTGCCATATTTTTTTCCATTTTGTCTTTTGCCAATGGTTCTCCCTTTTTTGCCACCCCCCTACAATTTTACAAAGAAATAGGTAAAAGCGGCTTAACATATTGATAATAAATAGAGAAGGTGGCTGAATTCTTTGTAAAATCGCTTGCAAAGAATTACAAAGAATTACAAAAAAAACAAAAATGCGTTTCCGTGCGATTTAGTGATTGACATAATCACAAGCGTGGTTTAAAAAATCAATCAAGGCTAACGAGGAAAGGGAAGCAACATGGTTCAGGTAGATCAAATCATCGAGACAGATGGCGACACCTGGCAAGTGTTAGCGATCGGCGCAGAGCATGAAGATACCGGCGAGGTGATCGTGCATCTCAAAAGCACAACTCGCGTAATACCAGGTGTTAAGCGCAATACGCCAGTCCAGTCGAATTGCTGGATCAACCCGACAACACTGCAAACCAGAGCCTGCAATTGGTGACCTCGCCAGGCGGCACTTGAGGGTGCCGCCGAGTGAGATCAATCAGAAGAAAGGGAAACGATGAACAATCTGCAAAAATTCAACACGCCGTTTAAGGTAGACACAACAAATTTAAAAACAAAAATCGCAGAGCTTGAGGCGTTCGTCGCTGCAAGCACATACACCGACGCAGAGCTGGCCGCGGCCGTTGAAAGGTCCAAGGAACTGTACGCAGAACTCGATGCCGACATGACGGCAGAGAGAAAGATCGAGTGGCAAGCGGAATATAAGAAGGTTGGGGAGGTTGTTTCGGTTAGTCAGGCAATTGAAACGCTCGCCAATTATCGTGCGACACTTGCGGCAGACCTGATGCATACGCCTTGCCGCTACGTGGTCACAGATACAAGTCGCCTTGTGAGCCCTGCCGGGTTCCACCCAGAGGATCGCGTGTTTTTGCAAACCAAAATCGCAATTCACACCGACGACCCGTCGAAAGTGCCGGCGTCAAACGTCCCGCTTTACACGCATGTGATCAGAGGGGAGGCATGATGACCAAGCCACTCACGTTAACCGAATCGTTTTTGAACACGTTGCAACAAGGGAAAAGGGAAATGACCACACCTATGGAAACCTACACCGAAACAGTTCACCGCTTCCGCATCATGCGCCACGAGGATCGCCTGACATCGCCGGAAGATCACAAGTCACGCATGCGTATTATGGGAATCGACCCTCACGACAACTGGCAGTTGATCGCATCTTTCATAAATAAGCGCGACGCAAACCGCGAACTAAAACTTTTGCGAGAAGAATCGGCATGGTTCCAAACGTACAAGCTGGTCGATGCAGATTGCGGGGAGCAGTATGATACATTTTGGAAGTTCAGTGAAAATTAGAAACCTTCACAGTCAACAAGGGAAAAGGGAAATGACCACACCTATGGAAATAGTAAGAGCGTTAGACGACATTGCGGGTGAGCTTGAGTATTTGCAACATAAGCTCTCTCGCGAGTTTTGGTCGCGTGATCAAAGTGAATTAAAAAATGCCATTGCAAGGTCGAAAAAAGAAGTCATGGGTGCCTCTTATATGGCAGAGGATGCAATCGACTATCCCTTTAAAAAGTTTTGGAAGCTCAGTGAAAATTAGAAACCTTCATGTGGTGCTAGAGGTCGGGCCTAAATTGTTAGAAGGTCCGATCCTCTATCGCATGGAACATCGATCGCGCCGCGGCACCAAGGTGATCGGCCGGCACTACACGGTTGAGGAAGTGCATGCCCTTTATCCTGGGTTTCGTGTCTTGCGATCGTATTCAGTAGAAAGGGTGAGGGACAAATAATTTTGTCCGAAGCCGTGACAAAGTCGCAATCATAGGATTTAATTGATGTTCAATGTAACGGTCATTTGCCAGGAATGTGAAGGCACCACCAAGCTCTGGGGTGGAGCGTATTGCTGGGAGTGTGACGAGGGTCACAAAACATACAAGGAAAATTACGAGACGATGGAAGACGCGAGAGAGGATTACCCGCATGCGGTTAAGATCGAGGAGATTTCTGAAGCCCCTACGTCAGACGTTCCGCTGGTGGAAGACAGTGTGGTTTGCCGGCAAAGCGAGTTGAAGCCATTTGCCTGGGGAACTGTCGAGCGGCAATTGCTTGAATTGGTCAATGAGAAAGATTTGCCAGACACAACCCTGGCAGCTGATGCCGGCGTTGCAAATTTTGTGATAAGTCGATGGCGCCGTGGAGAGCGCCGGCCGCAATTGGATACGATTTACAAAATGGCCGACTATCTTGGCTATAAGCTGCGCCTGGTGAGGGATGAATACTAACCTCTTAAATAAGGCAACCTGGTCTGACGCGACGATCCGCTGGAAGGAAGACGACTTGCAGCTGGCCGTCGCGCAACACTTACGCCGGGAAGGTTATCTGTTTGCGGCCGATCAGAACGCTGGCCGCCGATCGGCAAGAGATGGAGCAAGACGCAAGGCGCTAGGCATGGCAGCCGGCGAGCCCGATTTGAGAGTTTACCTCGATGGTGGGCGAATCGTGTTTATCGAAATGAAAACAGCCCGCGGTCAATTGTCGAAAAACCAAAAGCAACGCATTAAGGCGCTACGGCAACGCGATCACATTGCCCACATCGTAAAAGCGGAAACGCCGGCCGATGCTGTTGATCAAGTCGTTGACATTATCGCAAGTGTAGATAAAATTTAACGCGCTTGATTTGTTCATCTAGTTTCCTCCCTGGCAAGCGGGCTTATCCCTTTCTCTCGCTTGCAAACTTACCCTTCTCCTGTGGTAGCAGGAGAGGGGTTTCTTTTGTTGCGCCCAATAACCATAATTGTTATTTTGTCTATAATTAATTTGGAAGACGCATGCCCGATGATACGAGAAAAACTAAACGCACTAGTGGCGGCGCTCGACAAAATGTGGCAGGGCGCAAGCGTCCTCATCGAAAACTTACGATCGATGTTAAGGAAGCTATCGCAAAGGCTTTCGAATTGTCTGGCGGCGTCGATTACCTGGTGCAAGTGGCTCGCGACGATCCCCGCGTGTTTTGCGCGTTATTGCAAAAGATTATCCCCACCGAAGTAAAGGCAGAGGTGAACGTGTCCGGTAAATTGATAGACGCGATACAGGAAGGACGACGGCGCAGTGGTATTACCATTGACCAAGACGGCAACCAGTGCTGACGATTTCCTGATCGAGGACATCGTCAAGTTCTACGCCGACCCGCTTGGGTTCGTGCGTTACGCTTTCCCTTGGGGTGAGGGGGAGCTTGCCGGTCGCGAGCCTGATGCCTGGCAAGTTGAATTTCTCAATGACGTTGGCGCTATGGTGCGCGATCGGCAGTTTGATGGTTTCAATGCGGTTGATCCGATTCAATTCGCAACATCGAGCGGACACGGTATCGGCAAGTCTGCAATCACGGCCTGGCTCATATTGTGGATCATGTCCACCCGGCCAAACGCCAAGGGTGTGGTGACGGCAAACACGGCTGAACAGCTTCGAACGAAGACATGGGCTGAACTTGGCAAGTGGCTACGCATATGCATCACCAGGCATTGGTTCCACTATTCAAGTGGCCGCGGCTCGATGTCGCTGGTGTTCCGCGACACGCCGGAAACCTGGCGGGTTGATGCACAGACTTGTCGCGAAGAGAACAGCGAAGCCTTTGCCGGTCTGCACAGTGCCGGATCGACGCCGTTCTACATCTTCGATGAGGCATCCGCGATCCCCGATAAAATCTATGAAGTGTCCGAGGGTGGCACGACCGATGGCGAGCCAATGTGGTTTCAGTTTGGCAACCCGACACGCAATACCGGCCGGTTCTTTGAGAACTGCAAAGGCAAGTTTCGTCATCGTTGGAATGTGCGATCGATCGATAGTCGAACAGTCGCGATCACCAACAAAGAGCGACTGAACAAGTGGGTCGAGGATTACGGCGAACAATCGGATTTTGTGAAAT